CCGTCATGCGCGATGATTGGGATCACATGGCTTGAAGCGGCCAGCACGCCAGCGGCAATCATTGCCTTGGGCACGTTCATCAGGTAGTCCACAGTACCTGTACCCGAATTGGTGAAGCGAATGAAGGATGCGTTCGTCCAAGTGCCGCCTGTAGCGAAGTCAGAATCAACCTGCAGCGCTGCCAGTGTGCCACCGGGGTTTGTCGAAGTACCGCCAAGAGTCACACGCAGCGCGTTGGCCGCGCCGGAAACAGTACCCGAGCCGTTGATGGACAAGGAGATGTGTTCACCGTTGACCGTGCCGCCTGTAGCAGCGCCAGCGCCTGTGATCCGAGTCAGGCTGCGTACCGTTTCGCCTGAGCCTGTGGAGGTGAACTCCAACCTGTTGTATTGCAGCCGTGTGTCGCCTGTGGCTGCGGATGTGGTTGCGTAGCTGGTGTTGAGATTGCCAGCAGCGGTCAAAGCGATGGGGACGGTAGATGTGCCGGATTCAAAGCCGTTGGCTGATGCAACCGGGCCGGTAAAGTGCGTGTACGCCATGATAATTCCTCACAAGCGAGTTAAAGAGCGTCTGTCTGCTTGTCGTCTGCCGGACCAGTCTGACGCCCCGTTAGTTCCGGGTTATGCGAAGCATACTACTTTATTTCTGGTGGTGCAAGTTTCTTTTGCCCCCGCTTCGCAAGAAATGCTGCTTTCCACACGGGGTCTGCCCACCTTGCTTTCAGCGCTGCGGCTTTTGCCGCTTTCACATCAGGACGGTTAGCTATCTCTCTATTATTGGCGGTTTGCATGGCCGCGTAGTCAGGATCAGCCCACTGCGCTGTGGCCTGCGCTCTCGTCTTTGCACGGGACTCCGCTGTACCCCGCGCTACAGCAATACCGCCCTGCCGTTTCTCGCGTACATCTGGCTTTTGCCATGTGGCCATGCTAGCGTCCGACTTTCCTGCGCGTGCTTCGGGGGTTCCCTGTACCTTGGTCTGGGCTGCGACTACCTTCTCTGCGTATGCTGGGTCTTGCCACATTTTTGTAGTGGCTGCGCTCATAGTGGCCGCGAACTCTGGCGTGTGAATGAACGCTGCCTTCCCCGCTTCCCTACGGGAAATTACCTCTGGGTCTTTCAGTGCGGTACGGATGGCGGCTACGGTTTTTTCACGCCACTCCGGGCGTGCCCACAGTATGTCCGCTTGCTGTTTCTGCCTAGTGATGTGCGCTGGTGTACTTAACGCAGTAGAAATGCGCTGCGCCCACTCCGGTGTGCGCACGACACCACCAAAGCCTTCCCCACCATCAGTCAGATTAAACAGCGTCCCGGTCTTCAGGTCTCTGCGCCCATGTTCTGCAATCAGGCGTACCTCGTCAAAGAAGGCTTCGGCTTCGTCCGCAAACTCCTGCACGATTTCAATAACTGGCGTAAGCCCGTCCCGGCGCAGCATTGCCAGTATGTGCCCGAAGCCGGGGTTGTGCTTGACGCGCTTTTCCCAATGCACCCATGCGCGGCGGTCCTGCCCCTTGCCTGCGTAGATTGCCTGCAGGTTCTTGCTGGGGCGGGGGTCTCTGTAAAGGTACGTGTAAAACATAAGATACTCCGGTTGTTAGTGCCTGAAGTGTACCTGATGTACGGAGAATTGCAAGAAGTATATAGAACTATATAATTTTAAGGCAGTGTCCGCTACAAGCCTTGTGTTCCGTGGGTGCATACCTTTCCCGGGGTTTGTATCGCACGTAGACGTAAAAATGGCCCCGAAGGGCCATTTCATTGGGTGTATTGCTACACTTTTAGGAGCTACCGGAACTACCCCACATTCCGAGCGGATCGCTCCAGCCGAAGCTGTACCGCTCTCTCGATTTGTATCTGACGTTCCCCGTGTCGAAGTCTCCATCCATGGAATTAGACAGTGCGACACGTTCAAAGTGCTTCAGACCATTCGGCACATCCGTGATGAGGAACCAGGCGTTCGTGTCAGTCAGGAAGTGGTTGATGGTATAGCCATCGGGAACCGAGCCGTTGTTCTTCAGCGCGTTGAGGTCGTTGTCCGCAGTGCCAACACGGAGGTTGGTAGACAGCAAACGAGTAGCAACGAATTGCAGAGCAGGCGGGATTACCATCTTGCGCGGCTTGGCGGCGATCAGCAGACCCTTTTCATCCACCCAAGCGGCGATCTGGATAACTGCGTTTTCCAACGAAGTTTCATTCAGATCAACGCCAGTGGTCGGGCTGTTGTAGTTCACGCCGCCGTTAACCAGCGGATGGCCTACACGGGCGCTACCAGAGTTGCAACCAAACAGTGTGGTGCCATCACCACCCAGATAGGAGCCATTGAAGCCGTTGTTCACGACTGCCGCACCCTTGACCTGCTTGGTGTATGCCATTGCACGGGCCAGAGCCTTGGTGTAACGAGCCGACAGGGAGTCGTACAAGTTATCCTCGACTGCTTCTTCCGTAATGGAGAAGCCCAGCGCGATGGTCTCATGGTTGTAACGCGAGGTAAACGCTTCCTGCGCATTGTCATACGCGATAGCAGAACCTTCGTTCTTCACCGGAGCGGCACCGAAGCCAGCCAGTTTGGTTTCTTCTTCAAAAGAACGCTCCGACTTTTCAGTCTCGTACAGTTCTTTGTGCTCTTCGCCGTAGCGGGAGTACTCCAAACCAAACAGAGCATTCAGACCGGGAAGGAGTTCCTTCAGTAGTTGGGCACGAGAAATTGCCATGATTTACTCCTTACAACCCGATTGGGCAGGTGTTGCTGTGATAGCCAACATTGAAACGAACAAGCACGTCCGTGTAGGCATCGCCCACAGTGGAGAACCCGACCATATCAACGAAGCCGACGATACGGAAAGCAGCAGAACCCGCCTGAACCGTTGCATCCAGAGCGGATGTGGAGTTACCAGTGGCGGTAGACCCCGTGCTGGTGCTCTGCACCGCAGCCAAGCCGGTGTTCGCGCCCAGAGCCGTAGCAGCGACGGTTGCATCGCACTGGCCTTGGAAGATCACACGGTCATCGTCAACAACGTAGGCAACGGCGTCCGACGCAACCGTGCCAGTAGGCCAGTATTGCGAGAACAGTTTTTGCTTTGTCGTTGGGTTGGTAAACGAGCAGCCAACAAACACGCCAATAGCGCCAGTACGCGCCGTGGAGCCTGTGGGGAAGTCGTTCGTAGTTGCATCCATCCCCGTAGCGGTAACAATCGCACACTCGCCATTAGCGGTTGTGTAGACGATACTGCCACAGAAGATGTTGGTGCCATACGCCGAAGCGATGGGGATCATGCGGGTGCTACCAGCGTACGGTAGACCCCCCGTCAGATTTACGGGCTTAAGCCCGTAGGGGGAAGCAGTTGCTGCCATGAGTTACTCCAATCATTTAGAACCGGAACCAAACCTTTGTCCGCTACTTGATGTTGACTTGCGGTCAGCGAAAAGTGGCATTCTCGGGTCATTGTTTTTGAGATAGCTGTTATCCACAGCATCCATCTGGGTCTGTGCCTGCTGGTTGTAGTAATTAGCACGGGATTGTGCGCGTTCAGTTGGCATTTTGCACAACATCAACCCACCAATCTCGACGTTACCGCTGCCAGAAAGCCCCAACTCAGGATGGTCTTCAATCTTCACAGGAACCCATCCTTCACGCATCATCATGGAGACTCTTGTCGGCTCAGGACGCCCGAGAACGTGCGTCATAATGTACCGATAGGTCATCCCGGGTTCAGGTGTCGGATCAGGCAAGGCACTCGGTGGTACATATACGTCACGAGCGTTTTTATCGCGTGAAACTAAGTCACGAGGGGTACGAGTATCAGCCATTGTTTCTCTCCAATAAAGCAACTTGCACAGCGTACTGCTGCGGTGTCAAACCAAACTTTTTAGCAAGCGCCATAGCACTCGATGAGATTTGGATTTTCTTAGGCCCAGATGAACGGGTTGCCGAAGCAACAGTTGTCGCAGGCTTTCTTGAAGTCTCTGAAGGCTGGCTTGTAGCCTCATTCCCACTGAAAACTTCAGGGAACTTGGACTTTATGCGAGTATCAATCTGCTTGAAATACTCGTCGTCACGCGGGTCAACGCCCGTATTTACTAGTTTTTGGTGCAGCCCTAGTGCATAGCTGGTGACTTCTTCAAATCCTTGAGCGCCGAACCACTGGTTTTTTGCCTGCCAGCGCAGGGATTTTTCGTCGGGCTGCACCCTTTGTGGTGCGGATTGTGGCATTTGTACCATATCTTCGTTCGCTTGCATAGGGGCAGGACGAAAATTTTTCAGTGCCTCGATCCGCATCTTGGCATCCGTGAGGCTTTCCTGCGCGGCGATGATGGCATCGGTATCGAATGCTTCCTGCGCATCTTTGTACGCACGGCGTGCCTTTTCAAGCTCACCCATAGCCGCGTGTTGCGCTGTGGCAACGTGCTGCTGGGTGCCAGTATTCACTGCGCCTTTAAGCTGTTTGTTTTCTTCCATCAGCCTGCGTGTGAAGTTCTCAAGCTCCTGCTTCTCGCGCAACACTGACTCTTTAACCCGCCGCTCATCGTGGCGTGCGTGTGTCAATTCCTTGATTCGGCCCTTGACCTTGTCAGAGTAGGACTCGATTTCTTCGTCAGTCGGGTCTTCAACCTCCCGATCCAACGGCTTACGGCCCCGGTCTTGCTGGGGCGTGTCATCAACAACCTCAACTTCAACCTCGTTATCAGGCTGAACCGTAACGGTTGTTTCTTCCTTCTCGTCAGGAAACTCAAATTTATCCGTTGCCATAACAATCTCCTTAAGCGCGGGTTAAGCCGCGTGGGTCTTCACAAACAGCATCAACTTGATCGTCGTTGATGAGGCGCATTTCTTTGCCAAACATCTTGAATCGCGTACCGGAGTACGTACGTACAAGCACAAAATCCCCCGCTTTGCACCAAGCACCGTTGGGGAACTTCACAGGGTCTTTGTACGCATCAACACCAACAGCCAACACGAAAAGCACTGTTGTCCCGTGTTCCTCCGACTTCATGTAGGCATCTGCCTTCACAATCGTGGAGTTGTCAAACGTGTCAGCAACATCTGGCACGATACACAGCAGTTTCCAACCCGTTGGGATCGGTAGCTGCCTTCCTTTCTGGTCATCCATAGCATCTTCGTCTGGTTGCTCTATCGGCTGGATGCGCGATGGAAGTGTGATGCCGGGGGGCAGAATGATATTACTCATCTGATTTTTCAACTTTCTGTAGCAGGTCAAGTAGATAACGCTCTGCCAAGGCTAGACCTTGAATCACCCCGCAGAGTTTCTGGTACTCCTCAAAACTGCGACATCCCCCTGCCGCCAAGTCATCGGCGTAGTTGTTCATGTCGGTGCGTATTTGTTCGCGCAATACACGTGCGAAATCTTGGATCATTTAGCTGGATTTCCTTTCTGCTGCGTTGTTGCAATATGCTGAAGCACGGCGTTGTTGGCCTGCATCCGCTCCTGTGACTTGCTTTTGGCAATGTCTACACCCATGCGGACACCAGCCTGCTCCTGAGCGGCGTCCAGTTTTGCTTTGCTCTCACTAATTTTTGACCCGACTTCCAACGACTTAAGCTCCAGCGTGCCGCTGATTTTCTGCTTCTCCAAGTCCAGTTTGTCCGCATCACGCGCCGCATCCAACGCCATCTTCTGCTTCTTGACGTTGACTTCTTCCCCACGAAGCTCAAGCTCCTTCATCTGCATCTGCATCACCGGGTCTTGTGCCTGCTGCTGTGCCATCTGCTGCGCGGCTTTTGCTTTGTTCTGCTGCAACACTGCCTGCGCAGCCTGTGCCAACAGTCCAGATAGGGCGACCTCAATCTGTGGAGGAAGCTTCTCATCTTCGGGCGGCAGCGGCATCCCGAGTTGCTGCTCGATCTGCTGGCGCATCATGTATCCTGCGTGCTCTGCAATGTGCGCCGTGGTAGCCGCGATGATGGCCGGCCCACGGGGGTTCTGCCCGATGAACTGCTGCATCAGGGGGTCTTGCATGAGCATCATGGCAACTGCAACGTGCGCCTGATGATCCTGATGGATAAATGCCTTGACCGGCTTGCCCTTGAGCAGGTTCTGATTCTCCTG